TTTATTCTATCCTCCTTTACCAAATCCGACAGCCTGATAAGTAAAATTCCTGTCAATTGATGCATTTGAGGAGTTCTTAAAGTGTACAGTAAAACCTGTACCAGAAATACTGCTAATTTCAAAAAAGTCACCACTTGCTAAATTATGTGCGTTTATGCCGATTGATGGTAAATGAGCATTAGCACCACCCTCAGTATTAGAAGTACCGACAAAAAATGGATGTTGAAAGGTTACAGCCTTTGCCCCTGCCCCACTAGCAGTGAGATTTCCTTGTTCTGTTCTTCTTTGAATTGTTGCAGTATATCCAAGCTGAGAAACTTTTATATCTTGAGCAACATCATTGCTTGTAAGTTTAGCTCTGAATTGAAACCCTCTTCCTTTATATGTTCCGTTAGCAAAAGTCTGAAAACCTGTGTAAGTTGGTGAGCTAGAAGGGTTGTCCTGTGTGACCCTTACTAACATTTCAGCGTTAACTTCTGTAGCTGTAGCCCCATCAAAATCTGTAATGTCATCAATTAATCCTCTGGAATCAAATAAGTCTGAAGGGTAAAATGCTTCTGTTAGAAAATGACGTTTAAAATCTACACTAAATACAGCACCTAAATCTAAAGTATCTCCACCAGCAGCACCTCCAAAATCATAAGTACCTTCTGGAACAATCCCACCAAAGTCATCTAATGAGCCAACAGCATCAAAGTCTGTGATGTTGTCAAAATTTCCACCACCTACAAGGTTAATTGTATTGGTAGTCGCATCAAAAGCTACGTTAGAGAGAGTTCCTTGAAACTTAGGACTGTCAGTATCTTCTCTTCTAGTTTGTGTTAATAAAGCATCTTGATTATCAGGCAAGTCAATAATTACACTTGTATCACCAGAACAGAATCTTCCTCCTGAGTCTTGACTGCGAAGTATATATTCTCCCTCAAGGTAAGGAACTTCCGCAGAAGTTGTAACACCACTAAGAGCTTGAATTAAATCTGTACTGTTAGAAAAAGTCCCACTCCCATCAACAAGAGGAGAATGTCTTAAGTGAATAAGACCTCCTAATCTGACATCTAATTCTGTAGGTTGATTCCATCTAAGTCTGATTAATTTTTCATTTATTGGTTCTGCTGTTAATCCAGTGATATTTGCTGGAATTGCAGTCTTACCAACAGCATTAAAAGTTAAATCAGCAGAGGTAGAACTGGTCTGCAAAGCTGCATTAAAACTAAATACTTGAATTTCATAAGTCCCAATATCAGTATTAAATATCTGAAAATCTGGACTAGAAACTGTTGTAGAAATAAAGTTGCCATTATTAAATCTATAGTTAACTTGATATTGAGTTACACCAACGACAGGTTGCCAACTAATAAACAATTTTGATACAGCAGCATTATTTATCTCAACAATTTTTTCTTCTGCCTGTAATGCTGTTGGTGGGTCTTTTAATTGATTTAATATTGATACAGTTCTTGTCGGTAGCGTAGAACCATCTTCAATAAAAGCATATTTATCATTTACATAAGATAAAGCTGTTATTGCATAGTTTATTCCGTCAACCTCTTCAACAGTAATTACTCTGAATAATTGTGTTTGAACAGTATCATCTGAAATAACCCAGTTTGCATTGACATTAGGTGCTTGAGAAAAAGCACTTGAGACAGTAATTGTTGCACCAGAAACAGAACTTATATCTTTTGTCTCCACTGTTCCATCTGGAAGCACCACAGATAATTTTGCATTGTTTGTAGAGGGTAAATCTGTATTTGTAGAATCATCAACAGTTATCACAGTTGTTGAAGTAACAGAAGATATTTTGCCACCTCTTCTTAAGCCACTTCTTACAGGATCTGCAATTTCGATAATTGCTGACGGCCTAACCACTATGCCGCTATCAATAGACGTTGTAAAACTACAAACCTCAGTTTCATTTGCCTCACCGAAGAGAATGGCCCGACCTAATCTTGCAGCTTGCCCTCTGGAAGTACAGGCAAATGCTTTAACTTGTTTAATGCTTGAACCGATCTTGCTTATCAAGTTTGTATCTTCTACAACCTCAAAATCTATGTCCTGAGTATCCATGTTGAAGTAAGACACAGAAACTACACTATGACGCTGTTTTAAGCTGCTACCAGAATAAGTAAATCCATTGCTGGTTATATTAGACAAATTAAATAGGTAAGAAGCTGTAGATGGACTGTCTTGTTTTAAAGAAATACTGCCAGCAGACCAGATCGGCATACACCTCATAACACCAGCTAACTCATTTATTAAATCGTAAGCCTCTGCACTTCCTTGAATATTTACGTTGCATGAAAATCTGGCCTCTTGCCCTCCTTGCCCGTCAGAAACTAAAGTGTTTGCAAACTTACTAGCGGTAACAAAAGAAAATAAATCAAGAGAACTGTCAGTTATATGATCGCCAAATCCAAAGCGTGTGCTTGTTAGCAAATCCAGTAAAATCATTGCAGGGCATGAAGTCCATACAGCAGAACCCATAACACCATTAAAAATATATCCGTCTGGGTAAACAATACGACCAGTTGCACTGTCAACACTTGGAGTTCCAGAACTATTTGCCCCTGCTGCTGGTATTCTTACCTTAACCCCTCTGATCCTGTATTTTCGACTTGGAATTGTACTGAATTGCATTGAATCAAGTCTGATTGCAGCATAGGCACTGTTCGCATAAGTATTAGCATCATCTATAATTTCCCCAATATTTGTCCATTGAAAAGCATTGACTAAATTTGCCTCTGTACTATCTGCTGTAACTCTAGAAACTCTGATATCAACAGGAAAAGACCCAGTCAGTTCAACTCTGTAATCTCTTTGGTAAGCATCAGCAGTTCTACCAGTGATCGTGTCATTAATAACATCAGTAAAACCACCAGAATTATATTGAACTGAAATTTTAAGAGAAACAGAAGAACCAAGTAAGTCACCCTTGTCTGTTGCCTTTTGTATTTGTGGAAAAGTTATTGTAATTTTTGCAGCGTCAACATTTGTATTTGTTATCTGTCTTGTAACTGGACTTGATGCTGTAACTGTGACTCCAACTGCTGTAACAGAAGAACTGCTCTCAATGCCTTCAACTTTTGTTTGGTTTGCAGTTCCAAATCTAGGCTTGAAAGTAACATCTTGAAAATTAAAATCCGTTGCTGCTGGACTTGCTGAGTTTGCAGTTGCTTTTAAAACAGGTGTGTCATTAAGAATTACGTCTTTAAGTGCAGCATTAGAATATGCAGTTGTTCCTTGAGAAAGTCCCTCTTTTGATGCCGTTGCAAAACCTTCTATCTCACCCTCAGAAATAAGATCAAGAAAAGTAGCAAACTGCCTACTGTGTAAAGTATCAGGTGTTCTTGTTGGCTGTGGTGGTGGTGGCGGACTTCTCCTACCTCCAGAACCTCTTATAACTTTTGGTTTTGTCATGCTCTCACCTGTTCAGTATCAATAGCTCCACTGATAACCACAGAGCCAGTTATGATTTCTCCGTAACAAATCGGGACTGGAGTTCCAGCCCTTGATGTATTAGATGTCCCACTAAAGTTGAAAGATATTCTAGGATCTTGCTCTGAGCTAAATTCTTTAGGTTTTGGTAAAGGGAACAACATTTCACTGACACCTCCTAAAAGTAAACCAGCACCAATACCAAGAGCAGCTTTAGTTCCAAAGCCAGCAGCAGCAAATCCAGCTTTACTAAACAAACCTCCAGCAGCAGCGACACCTGTTCCAGCAGTAGCAAAAGCAATACCAATTAATGCTGCACCAGCTAAAACTCTTCCTAAACCTCCACCAGCACCTTGAATTACAGGAACAAAATGAATATCTTGCTGTCCTATTGGATGATATATTTCAGTTTCATCAATCGCATAATTACCAACTTTTACTTGATAAAATTTAGGATTCATATATTTTTCCATTCCTTCAAAATTATTTACTAAAAAACTGACAGCATGACTTAAAGTGTCTGCCTTTACTTCAAATTCTTTATGACCTACAAAAGTCGCTAACTCTCCATATAGTTTTATTTTACGCAACATAACGCAGCCTCTTTCCTGTGCATTTTAGCAACCATTCTGAGTATGGCTCTTTACAAGATAGTCTATCTGTTAAATGATGTAAAACATCCCCATCTAAAAAAATTGCGACATGATTTAAATTATTAGTAAAAATTGACATAAATAATAAATCTCCATTAACAAGTTTTTCATCAGGTCTTAATTCTCTAAAACCAGTCCTCCATGCACACCTTTCAAACATAGGATCTTTATTAAAATCCTCAAGAGTAGTTGGTCTATCCCAATCCTTAAGTTGTATTTTTAGTTCTTCTTTATACCAATCTCTAACCAAAGACCAGCAATCAGAAACCCCCCAAGCCCACTCTCTTCCTAAAATTGGTGCTTTATATCCTGTAGGCTCTAAATATCCCCATGACTCTGTTTTAGGGTTTACTATGTACCATTTAAGATTGCTTTGTTCACATGCAACCTTATCTGACTGACTAGGAACAGGTGGTGTTACAGGGTGACTATGAACTACAGCAACAATATCTCCTGTATTATCTGCTCTTACATAATCTTCTGGGTCAAGAATAAAACATTGAAACGAAGTCTGGGATAAATTACGACAAGGAAAGTATTTTTCTTTACCTCTGATGTTCAATAAAAGGCCACATGATTCATTAGGGTCTTGGTCTTTCGCATGAGCAAGAGCAGAATCTTTCCAATTCATGCAATAAATGTACCAATACTAGGGAAAGAATCTCTTGTGCAAATACGTTTAGGACTCCTAACCCCAGCAAGATCAAAAGGAGCAGCAAGTTCAAATTCAACAATATCTCTATTTTCTGTTGATTTTCTATCAATTTTGTAAATCTCTCTTGGAAATTCTGCTGTAGGGTCTGGTGTTCCTAAAGGATTGACCTGTTGAGTAGAGGTTGTTGTTGTCTGTTGGGTTGTTGTATTTGGATTATTCATTGTAATTGTATTTCCCATGCCATTGCCATGAACTGTGCAGTAATATCTCAAATCGCTAGGAGCAGAAGGGTAAGCTGGTTGATAGGTAACAGTTGCACCAGATTGTCCAGCAGTTCCAGAAACAGTTGTTGTCTGTGAACCTCCAGCGTCAGATTTTATTGCTAAAGGATGTCCAGTATTTGAAGAGTCTGCCTGATTAAATATATAAGTAGATCCTCTTTTCATTGTAAGAACAGGATTATTAGAACCATTAATAGCAAAGATATTGGAACCGCCTACGTTTACCACTGTTACTGTGTAGGTTACAGATTCAGCATCTGCTGGGTCGGCAATCGTTTCTGTGGTTGTTGTGCTAGTTGAAGTCACAGGAAAATTTACATTATCAAGGTATCGGGCAAGTGTTCTAATCCTAGTCACAGTGCAGCCTGTCAGGTCATTTCCTGTCGTTACCTGATTTACATTTAATAAAATAGCTGTGATAGTTCCAAGAGCATTACTAACAGTGAGAGTTGGCCTAGGGATCTGCCCACGTTGATAAGCAAAGCCTTCTGCTGTGATTGGTAATTTTATGTAATTGTTACCAGCCCAAACTATATCTCCATTATTTATGAGACTTGTTCCATTATGAAATCTGTAAGTTTGAGCAGAACCATGCAGGGCAACAGTTGTCTCTAAAGTAAAAAGCTCAATAATTGCAGAAGGATTAATTTTTTGTAAATCCGTAATTATGGGAGCAGTACTCATGGCTCAAACACCTCACGAAAAGTAGCATTGATTGTTGCTCTGTTGTTATAAGGTATTGATTTTGTCCAGCTTTCGCAAACAAACTTTCTTTCAGAATCTCCCTCTGGTGTGTATTCAAAGCTGTCTTGGTCGTTTGCTCTAGCATCTAAAAAAGTTTCAATTGTATCTGAATCAGTCTCAGAAACATTAAAAGTAAAGTTAAAAACTTTAGGGTTTTGATTTTGTGCGAGGCCAAAAACTATCCTCTGTTCAAATCCATCCGCAAATCTTACGACTCTATTTATTGGTGCATTATTCTTTCGTGTTCCATAAGTAGGCTTTATGTCTGGAAAAGTTGCCATTATGCTAATAATCCCCCTGCTCTTTTTTGTTGTATTATCTCAGATTGTACCGCTACTGCAATAAGCCTTCCAAGTTCTCTGCCTTCTTGTTCTCCTCCCTGTGCTTCAACACCGCCCTCCATACTGACATTAACAACAATGTTATTTGTGAGTCCTCCACCACCTAGTTTGTCATTTGGAATTACAGTACCAGCAGTTGATGGGACAAATAATTCTGGCCCTCTTTCTCCTACTATTGATGGTTTGCCTACTGGCGGTCTGCCTCCAGCAGCAAAACCTGTCAAATTACTAAATATTCCTAAACCAGTTGATTTAAGTAATGTATTAACACCAAGTCTTAAAAGATCACTTGCAATACCTTGAAGAATACCTCTTGCCGCTTCTCCAAGAGATTTAGTTCCTTGTATCGCACCAACTAAAGCATCAGAAATACCTGTACTAATATTATCTCCAATTTTAGTAAAAGCACCATTTAACTTATCAGTTTCAGTTTTTGTCTCTGTAATTTTATCTTTTAACTTTCCTGTTTTTTCCGTATTATCATAAATTATCTTTCCATTTTCTGTCTGAATCATTCTTATGTTATTTGATGCTGTTTCAATGCCTTGAAAACCTAGTAAAAATTTTAATATTGGTGTGTTATCAATAAAGTTTGTAATTGTCTTAAATGCACCCATCACAGTTTTTACAATTCTTCCAACAATAGTTCCTACTGTTTTGCCAACACCAATAACAGCATTTGAAAAAGTAGTAACCCCTTCTTTGACCGCTATCCAACTTTGTTCAAGTTCAAAAACAACATCTGTAGCATCTGTTCCTATAGCCTCTCCAATAGCTTTACCGACCTCTGTGACAGCAGCAATAACTGTTCTTATAGGAACAAATAACAGTTTTACAGCTACTCCTAAAGCCTCAACAGTAACAGCAGCAATCTTTAAAGTTTCTCTAATAATTGCACCAAATTCAGAACCCTCTCCAGCTAAGTTTGTAAATGCAGTTCCAAGTCTTGTGAGTTGTCCTTGAATTGTGTTAGATGCTGTAAAGGCAGCTTTGGCCGCAGTATCTTGAGCATTTGCCTGATTATCTAAGTTTTTATTAAAGGATTTTAGTTGGTCATTTAACAGAGGTAGAACTGCTGTTCTTGCTTCGACAGATCCAAACAACAAAGCAAGCGTTTCTTCACTAGCACCACCTTTATCAACCACTTCCTGTAAAACACCGCCTAAACCTTTGGATTTAAGTGCAGAAGCACTAAAGTCTATACCTAACTTCTTAGCAGCTTTCGCAGCTTCACCTGTGGGCTTTTGTATCGCAGCAATGACTTGTCGTAGTCCAGCAAAGGTAGATTCAACAGGAACACCAGTTGCAGTAACACTAGATATTGCCGCATTAAGTTCATCTATTCCAACACCAGCACCAGCCGCTATAGGTGCAAGCCTACCTATCTGCTGTGCATATTGTTCAACAATAATTTTACCATCGTTCTGAGTCTGTACAAATCCATCAACAATCTTTGCCGCTTTTTCTGAACTCAAACCATAAGCATTAAGAACAGAAGTAGTTGCATCAGTAACAGTAGCAAGGTCAGAAAATCCACCAGTAGCACCTAACTGTGATGCCTTTAAAACATCTGTAAGTTCAGAAGTTTTACTAAAACCAGCAGAAGCAACATCATAAGAAGCTTCTAACAAACTTAGTTGTGAGACTTGACCACTCAATTCATTAGATAAAGTTGCAAGCTTTGGTGTTAAATTATCGACATCTACTCCAAGAGTTTTCACTTTTGCTGTTGCAAAATCCTGTGCAGCTAGTGTGCTAAATACTTTTCCAAATGCAGCAACTAAGGTTATACCAGCAGTTATTGGCCCTAATAAAGTTGCAAGACTAGCAGCCGCAGCTTTAAAAGATAACGAAGCTGCACTTGCTCCTTTTGCAGCACCAAAAAACCCTTTGGGTAGTACTCTTAATCCTAAATTTGCATCTTTTAATTTACTTCCAGTTCCACTAACAGTTTGATTAAATTTCTTTGCCTGTACATCTACCTTTCTTAACGCTGTGACAGCTTGTGTAGCATTAACTCTTAGTTCTACATTAGAGACTGCCACGACTAAACAATAACTCCTTTAACTATACTTGGCTTTGCGTTTTACTGCATCTGCCTGTTTCTTTTCTCTATCATACTTTAATTCATAATATGCAGCAAAAAATATCAACTCTTCTTCTGTAAGTTGTGTTCTTAATTCACT